CGAGAGTACAGTCAAAGAACTCATCCCAGTTCAGCAAATCCTTCAGACGTACATGTCCCAAGAGACTCGCGACATCTCTCTCGATGGTGAAATTCAGGATGGTGTCGATCCCGATGTGATTGAAGAGGATCCAATGATGGAGCCAGAGCCAGAGCCAGAGCCAGAGCCTATGATGGAACCAGAGCCGGAGCCCATGATGGAACATGACCCCGAACCCACCGGACTCGAGAACGAGTTTAAGACCGTCCCAGGTGTTCAGGCTCCCCAGGCCGAGGCCGATGCCGAACCCGAACCTAGCTTCGAGCCCCAGTCGGAGCCTCAGCCTCAGCCTCAGCACCAACCCGAGGGTGACGATGACGTACTTTTCGGTGACGCACCGGAACAGCGTACAAAAAATCCCAGGTATTATTAAATGGAACTCTCCGATTATCTTCGCGATCCCATGAGCGCGGCGCTCATCGCGGGAGGTATCACCGCCGGCTACATTCATCTCAAGGCGCATCTCAACAATGAAGGAAAACTCGAACTCAACAAGTACACGAAACCAGCGGCTCTTAACGCGATCCTCGTGTTCTTCATCGTTTCGGGTGGTATAGGCCAAAAGGAAACGATTTCCAGTGAGCCTTTCTAACTTAAAGATTACACAATTAGAATAAGAAAATGGCGTCCGTTACTGCGTTTAACGAGATGATGGGTCAATTTCTTGTGGAATTGCACAAGACATTTCCAGAGGAAAAGGGTATTAAGAAGATGATGACTTCTTTCGATGTATTGAAGTCCACTAATCCACGTCTCGTGGTAGATGGTTATATGAAGGGTGTCAGCCCATATGCTGAAAAGATTTCTGCGAAAGATGAAACGTTTTTACTCAAAGAGATCGATACGATTGAGTTTCTCAAGGATCTCAATATCAAGTCATATTGGGAGCGAATGTCTGGTAATACACGATCTGCGACCTGGCAATATCTTCAAACTTTGTATATGCTTGGCACCACGATTACATCGATCCCTGATGACACTCTAAAGATGATCGAGGGCATCGCCAAGGATTGCGCCGACAAGATGCAAGATGGAGATGGTGAAATCAACCAGGATGCCCTCATGAGTATGATGGGCAACATACTTGGCAGCTTACCCAAAAAATAAACCTATACATATACTAAATGAAAGTCTGGTTTGACGATCCCCAGCAACTCATCAGGGCTGATAGAGTTTCTCAGTTCTGGCCCACGAATGAACAAACTCCAGAGGATCGTATCAATGCCGCCTCTCGTTTTGTCATTTATGCGAGTTGTCTTATTTATCTCATTCGTCGTGATCCACGTATCTTCGTATTAGGAGCCACGGTCATCTCTGTCATTTTTGTTCTTTATAAGTCCAAGATGGTGACGACTACACCTGGTTACACGGTACAAGGTGAACCTTCGTGTCAGATGCCCACAGAAGACAATCCTATGGGAAATGTGCTCATTACTGATTTCACTGATGCCCCAAATCGTTTAGAGGCATGCTATTACTCCAGTGTGAAATCATTCGCGAACAATTACACGAGTGATAGGATTCCTATGGATGGTGGTCGTTCGCGTTCTCCTCTTCCTAAATATATGAGAAATGGTGTTGATCGCCAATTTGTATCTAACCCAGTGACTAAAATCCCAGGGGATCAAACGGCGTTCGCCGAGTGGCTCTATGGATCCAAAAATGGTCCAATGTGCAAGAGTGATACGAGGTACTGCGATCCAAACGCTCGTGGCGTTCAGCTCGAGGCGTTTGCTGGTCTTGGGGGTGATGGGGACATCAGGGGTCCCCGTGGTGGTGGAAGTGTGCGAGGAGGTGGTGGAACGTATAGTTAGATTAATATTCTTATGTAATAATAAATGGCATATCAGCTTCAGCCTGGCCTTTCTCGCGTTCAAAATGCAGGTGCTGTTCCCCCAGTCAAGGCGACCGACGAAGTTTTCGTGTATCCCCAGCCCAGTACTCTCAACTGTGGTGAATGCCGTCCAAACACGATGCTCTACGGTACTGCCCCTTACATGGCGGGCAAGGGTTCCCCAGCCCAATACATAGATACGAGTGATCAACTTCGTCCCCAATCAACTTCTCGTTTTAATAAGAACATCGTCCAAACCTATGAGCGTAAACTCTTCCCACTTTCAAACATGGAATGTAAGGTTCCTCTCCGTACCATGCGATATGAACCTGCGAGCACCCGAGCTGAGGTTCAGAACGGTCTTTTCCAGCAAAGGTACGCTAATAAAAATGTGGGTAAGAAGTAAGAATGGCTGATCCCATTTCACTCATGGCTGTGGCCGGTTTAGTATATGCTGGTCGAACTTTGAGTACTAGGTCTATTCCACCCCCTGTGAAGGAGGTTGAAAACCCGGTAGTCAAAGCTCCTGTCGAAGTATTAAATAACGATTTCGAACCCGTACCCCAAAAGAGGGAAATGGAGAATTTCGGTGACATCGCAATGCAGCAGCGGAGTGGTGGTCAGGAAATTCTCAATATGCGTAACCGTATGTATGATCAGGGTCGCATGAACAATTTGTCCCCAGTCGAGAAACAACTCGTCGGTCCAGGTTTAGGTGTTGGCAGCGACACCCCAGCCGTTGGTGGATTTCAGCAGATGTTCAGGATTAACCCTGTGAATGTCGGTGAATATAGGCTTACCACCCTACCTGGTCGTTCTGGTCCAGCAGCTGACACCACTGGTGGTCGCTCCGCTGTCGTTGGTGAACTCACTCACAATAAGCCTGATACAACCGCCTTCCTCCCGTCCCGACGCCCCACTGTACAGGGTCGCGCTCAAGGTATGTCTGGTGTCGTTCCCAGGAATGAGCATGAAAGAACTAAGCGCACAACAAACCGATCTGAGACTGGTCTCCGAAATGATGGCCTAGGTTTCAATGGTGCTAAGCGTTTCATTTCTGCCCAGACGATGTCTCAGGATCCTACACGATTCAAGAGTGACCGTAATGATACGCAGTACAATTACTACAATCAACCCGCCCCAGGTATTTCCAATTTCCGTGGTGCATACGAGAATAGCGCAGCCTCTAAGATTGTGGCTAAGACCAATGATGAACTCATGAAGTATGGTTTCCGCCCCGAGGATCGCCGTGGTAAACCTAACAGAATGGGGAATGCTGGTCGTATGAATGTTCGTGAGAGCGCCCTCAAACAAGGTGGTCGTCTCACATCGGTTCGATCCGATACGAGTCGTGTTGATGGACGTGTGAATGCTGCCAACGGTGGTTGGACTCAACAGTACACACAGAAGGCATACCACCAATTTAACGCGTACAAGGGTAATGCGAACCCCAATGCACGTGACCTTGACATCGCTAAGCGTCAGCTTCAGAACAACCCACTCGCTCAGGGTCTTTATCAGTAAGTATTTCAATTAGCAGACAAAAACATTCATTAAAATATTGTGCCTATATTTTAATGAAGGTGTACAACCTATCTATTGATAGTAGTCAGCGTGATGCGAATGTGTATCTACATGCAAATAATTACACAATCACTCTCGAAAATCCGATTTATGATGTTTCAGAGGTTAAATTAGTTTCTGCTCGCATTCCCACACCACAATTGACGGTGTGTTCGACGAATAACACGTTCAGTGTTGATGGTCAGACTATATCATTGGAGAATGCAGATTACCCAACTGGTGGTGATTTAGCAACGCATTTAGAAAATGAACTTGCACCACCACTCACAAATGTCGATACAGTAAATTTTGACACGGACACTAAACGGTTCACCTTTTCGAATACAACAATCGGTGACAACAATTTTACTTTTGAATTTCACACTGGAACGAATGGATTTCTCGAAGATTCCTCTTCCGTGACCACACCTTATCAAATTTTAGGGTTTTCATCGGCTGACTACACGTCTGAAAGTAATGTACTTATATCTGGTGCTATAAATTTAGTTGGTCCAAATTCACTTATATTAAAACTGACTTCTGGTTCTGATGATTTCGCACAGAGTCTGTACACATCAACACCGTTTTATACTGGGCACATGCTTCTCGATGGCTCGGATTTTATAAATTTTAACGGCACTGATGATACACTTACACACCACTTTCATTCTGGACCCCAAAAATATATTCGAGATATAAAGATTGAATTTTTCTACATGAGTAATGGACGTTTAATCCCGTATGATTTTATGAATCAAGATCATATTCTAAAGTTTGAAGTTGTGGGATCTACAGATAAACTCGAAGGACTCCCAAAAGTTCCTATTGAAGATGTAGTTGAGAAAAAGGAAGAAGAATCTATAAGCATTCCCGAAATCCAAGAGAATGTTTATAGATGGAAAATATATATCGCACTAATTGTCGTAGTCGGACTACTCCTTATGTTTTTTATGAAAGGAAAACCACGGAAATATCCTAAAACACTTAGCGAGTGATCGCAAAGACGGGCTGCGCGGGCTTCTTCACACGGCCGTTAATGTTAGAGATGACCATGTAGACGACGACGGAAAGAAGGGTGGTGAGAACGGCGGTGAGCGCGTACTGGACACCACCGTTCTTGGGAACGCGGACAACCTGGGTGATGGTCCAACGAATGAAATCCATCCACGACATGGCGGCGGCGAAAGAGAAACCACCAACGATGGAGTTGAGGGTCTGGGAAGAGAGCTCCTGGGTGACGAGATCAACAGTCTGGAGGGCACTGGCAACGGCGGACATTTATAATATCCCAAGAAATTTATTCCGGCAACAATTCCTCCTTGTGAACTATTTTTTTAAACTTCTTCTTTTTTATCGTTTTCATTTTAGAAAATATCTGTTCATCATCTGATGAATCTTCACTAGAGCTTGTTCCAGAATCATACACTTTGAACTTAGTGTTTGAAAACGACCATCCCTCAGGTTCAGAGGTGCTCATTACTATTAATAGCATTTTTTAACATCTGTTCTGTCGGATTTTGGGGTTGCCATGTATCCCACCTATCAAAAGCTTCGTTGACCTGAAGAAATGTTGGATCTGTACCTGAATATCTAACAAACTCGGGACAATCTTCTGGATCAACATCTTCCTCCCCCTCTTCCTCTGTGAGTTCTTCTTCGTAAATTTCCGGCATTGTGGAACCAATAGATTCTCCAACTTTATACATAGCACAGTATTTCATCGCATATTCCATATCTTCTGAGACTATTACGTCTCTTCCACAAGCTTTGGAATACTCGGCTGCCAGTAGAGTAGATTTTTCCATAACAGGCAACAGAATGTTGGTCATTGTCTCAATGTACTGCTCAACCATTCTGTCACCTCCATCACCGAATCCTGATTGCATATTCATGTTTAATGTTTAGTACCAAAAAGAGTTTGGGTAGTTCCCTCACTCACACGGAGGATATTGTAACTTATGGCGTATACTCGAATTTGTCTGCTAAAATCTGGACATGAGGTAAGACTTAGGTTGAGAATCTGTTCTTTTATGAGACTAAAGTTTACATGGCCAGTGGGATACCATTCTTCTGGTTGTAAAGCAAAACTGTACGAATAGAAGCGTCTGATGAGTTGGGTCTTTGAATGATGAATAGCACCCTGGACAGCTTTAAGAAATATGACATTCCCCGTATCCTGTGTGATGACATCGTTATCATCGAGAGTGAGTGTCAAGTAATCAAGGTTTTCGTAAAGAATAAACTTTCCATCCTGAACATTCGAGGTGTTGTCATAATCAAAAACAGTTACAAAGTTTCCCTGAAGTGTTTTATCAACTGCGTTCACGTTACTCCCCTGTCTCTGAATAACAAAGTATAACTCCTTCACAGGATTTGTAAAATCCAGATTGAACTTTCCTTCGTTGACACCTACACCCACATCAAAAACATCTTCTTGATTTTGTGTGATTAAATACTCAACAGGTGTATTCTCAATTTTAATACGCTCCACATAGTCCATAAACACGACTTCTGTACAGAGTTGGAAATTTTTCAAGTTGAACGTTTCATCTAAAGTTATATACGAACCATCACCTTTAATTACTAAATCCTGTACATCCCTTAATTTAAATTCAATTTCAATCTCTTGTTTATTTATGGCACATAATGGTATTGCGAGTTGTGGGTGTCGATAAAAATAAAATGGGAGATCGACAAAGAAACTCTCATCTGTTGTCAACCCTAAAGTATTATGAATAACTATACCAGAGTTGCCTCCACCACCCGATCGAACCTCACCAACTCTCCTGTCTGATGTTCGAAGAGGATATTTACCTATGAGTTGTTCGAGAGCCTTTTGTTTGGTTTGAGTGACATTGTGTTCGGAGTAAATCTGAAGATAGTCACTCGTGAGTCTCTGAACAATTTCACCACCAATGATTAAGTCTACATGTTCTATGAGAGCATGAGCTACAGATTCTATGTAAACTCTACTCGATCCTAAGATGGGGAGTGTCATCTTCACACTCAATGTCTTAAGAAGATCACCTTGGTTTTGTGGAATTTTGAAACGGACATTTTTTCCGAAATCGGCATCATTATTTTCAGGGTCTATATCTATAAATTCGGTGGAAAAATTTGAATGTTTTCTGAAACTTTCCACAAAATAACTGTAGTCTGGATCTATGGTGAAGAACCTCTCTTGGGGTCCAGAAGCCAAGAGTTGAACTTGTCCAGCCATTACTACTATATCTATCTAAAATTTTAATCCAGCTAACCCACTCTCGATGCGCAACAAATTATAATTAATTGCATACACCCGTGTATCATTTTCAAATGCAGCGTGTATAGGATCTATCTCAATCGTAAAAAGTTTATGAGAAATACGACTCATATTCACCTGACCTGTTGGGTATGGCATATCAGGTTTGAGTGAGAATGAGTATATACCAAACTTTGAAGGTCCCAAACGACGAGTTGAACCATTGATTTGTTCGGGTGTAAAATCAAGTGCTGAAGGGGCATTTACATGATATTTTAGAGCTTGTTCGTATGTTAGAAATAGACCATCGCGATTAAAAACAATTTCATTATTGAAACGGAGTTCGGTATTTACTATTCCATTGTAGTAATTCGGTATATTATTGGAAGATGCCTGTTTAGATTGGGAAACGAAGAAAAGTTCTTTCACTGGATGTTGAAAGTTAAGTAGTACAGACTTTTTGTTTTCACCGGGTTTCATTATGAATTTTGCTAATTGTACTTGTGTGATGATGTAGTCTAATGGTCTGGACATGATATAACCTCGTTCTTCGGGGGTGACATAGATAAATTCGGTGTCCAACGAGAATTTATTGATTGAAGCTGTTACATCACTAATACCCCCCGCGTCGACTGCTCCAATATTTCTAACCAGTTCATTGAGGGGTCTTGTTTTGATACGAATCTCGACTATCTGTTTCGTTAATGCACACGTGGGTATAGCCAGGGAAGGATTTCTGTAAAAATAAAATGGAAGATCGAGAAAATATGTGTATTCATTCGCGTAACTCAAGTAATTTCCATGTCCAGTGAGGAAATAGAGTGTCTGTTCGATGTCATCATTTGTACTGTTAAGTTGTTGGTACATGTAAATGTATTCCCCTGTAATTTTTTCAATTGGTTGACCACCGATTAGAATTTCAGCGTATTCAATGAGATGAGTAATCACAGACGGTGACCAAACCATATCATTTTCACCATCATCATCTGGTTTTGGATCACTTAACGTCACTTTAAGAGTCATATTTTTCAAAAGATCACCTTTGTCACCAGGAATTCTACACGTGAGAGTTTGACCAAAGTCGATGTTCCCATCAAACTGACTCTCTACTGTGTCGAAGGCAAACTTTGTATGTCTTTTAAAATTCATCAGGAAATACGAAAATTGTGGTTCACCTGTGAGCCATTCATCTTGGATTCCTGTGGCGGCAAGTTTCAGACGCCCAGCCATTCCTACTTTATATGAGTAAAATTTTGGTAAATAAAACGAGACACTACAATAGAATGAATCTTCAGTTGAGGAAATTCAAGCCTGAATCAATTGCGGATGATAAGGTCATTGTATTTATCGGTAAGCGAAACACGGGTAAATCAACCCTCGTGAAGGACATCATGTACCACAAGAAACACCTCCCAGCTGGGATTGTTCTTAGTGGTACTGAAGAAGGAAATCATTTTTACTCTGATTTCATTCCCGATCTATTCATTTACGGTGACTATGATAGAGATGCTATAGACAGAGTGATGGCTAGGCAGCGCAAACTGGTGGGTGATGGAAAAACAAATTGTGGAGCGTTCATGCTCCTCGATGACTGTATGTATGACAGTAAGTTCCTGAAAGACACGTGTATACGCCAGTGTTTTATGAACGGAAGGCACTGGAAGATTTTCTTTATGTTGACAATGCAATATGTGATGGACTTGCCACCAGCACTTCGAGCTAATGTGGATTATGTGTTTATCCTCAGGGAAAACATTATTCAAAATCGTGAAAAGTTGTACAAATCATTCTTTGGAATTTTTCCCTCGTTCGATATGTTCTGTAAGGTGATGGATGCATGTACGGAAAACTACGAGTGTCTCGTGTTAGACAATACAGTCAAGTCTAACAGGATACAGGATTGTGTATTTTGGTACAAGGCGACAGTCAGGAAAAACTTCAGGGTCGGGAGTCCGGATCTATGGAGACTTCACAAGAAGATGTACAATCCCAAACATCTTCAGCAAAAGGAGGATGATGCTAAGAAGGCGACGAAGAAAACAAACCTCAAGATCACAAAGACGCGTTGAGTATGGAGTTCAA